ATAAGTAGATTGAAATCTATGAGCATATTCTTTAAATAGTTTATTGTTCCAGGTACTAACTACTTTTATTTTCATGTCCTACCTTTTGTATATAATAACTATCAACAATATCAGATAAAGGATTACCACATTTTTCAGTATCTAATATTTTTTTTAAATTTATTTTAGTTTCTTTTAAAAAGGATTCGTACATCATATCTTTGTCTGCGTTTCCTTTTCCTGTTGCGCCTTTTTTGACAACACTAGGTACAACTGTCTCGTAAGTATAACCTTTGTCTTGTAATCTGTATTTGAGTATGCCACAATTCTCAGCAATTTGAAAAAGACCTTGGCCTTTAGAACCATACGAATAACCTTCAATAAAAATTTGATAGTTAGGTTGGTCAAATAAGGGATTGGTGTATAATATATCCAAAATAAAATCACTTATATTTTTAAACCTTTCAATAGGGTCTGTCCATTCTTTATGTTCATAACCTATTATGTTATCACTTTGTTTACCCAACCACTTCTTTTTGGTAGTTAAGTAATAAAATTTTATTTTGTTTTCATCTATATTGTTTACACAAATAGATGGAGATGTTAAACTATAATCAATGCCAACTATCGTGGTCGGCTTCGTCTGGTATCTCTGTTTCATGTTCATCTTCTACCTCATATCCACAGAAAGGACATGTTAGAGGCTCTAAATCAAATTTATCCTCGTCCCATTCTACAGTATATTTAGTCTTACAATTTGAACAGTGTTTTGAAACTTTATCCATTATAGTTTGAATTTTTTAAATTGATTTTTAGTAACGTCTTGTTTTATACCACCAACTACGTAAGATTCAATTTCTGTTTCTTGTGGTGCATTTTGAGCTGATCTACTATTTAACCAGTGTTCTACCCACGGTAGTGGATTAGTTTTTTGATCGTAAGCAGGTGTTAGACCTATCGCTTTCATACGTCTATTCGCCATATATTCTACAAATTGGTGTAATAATTTTTCTGATAGACCTATCATAGAACCTTTGCTGAACAAATGAGTTGCCCAACGCTTCTCATCGTTTACAGCTTGCTCATACATTTTGATAACTTCTTTTTCGCTTTCTTTAATAATTTTTGTAAAGTCTTTATCATTTTCATATTCTCTCCAGTTATTAATTATTCTTTGTGACATTGCTAAGTGTTGGCTTTCATCCCTTGCTATGAAAGATATAATCTTAGCAGAGCCTTCTAGTTTTTTTAATTCACCAAATGCAAATGAACAAGCAAATGATACATAGAATCTTAAACCCTCTAGTATGTTTACTGATACCATTGCAAGGTACATTTTCTTTTTAAGTTCATATAAATCAACTTTGTCTGGTGATAGTGTCCATTCATATCCTTTTTTAATTAGATCATCATAAGTTTTAGTTACAGAGGCTGCTCGTTCCTCAATTTTTTGATCTGTTAAAATCATGTCAAATACGTCTGACGGATTTGAATATAAATTCTTTATTATGTATGTATAACTTCTACTATGAATTGTTTCCATAAAGTCCCATACTATTATGGCACCCTCTAATTCTGGAAGTGATACAAAAGGTAAAAATGCTAAACATGGACCTCTTCCTTGTACACTGTCTAACATAGTTTGGTATTTTAGATTACTAGTGAAGATAAACTTTTGGCCTTCGGATAAATCCAAATAGTCGTTTCTATCTTTCTGTAAAGATATTTCTTCAGGTCTCCAAAAATAACCAAGTTGTTGTTGAGTAAGTTTATCAAAGATAGGATATTTAAAAGTATCATACCTTTGTACAGATAAATCTTTACCAAAAAACATTAATTGTTTTTGTACATTTATTCCTTTTTCTTTGTTAAAAACTGTTTTACTCATAATTCTTTTTATTTATTAATTTATATTGTGCAACTATCACAATTCTCCTCGTCTTCTTGTGGAGTTTCTGTTGTAATTGGTGTATCGTAATCTATGGAGTGTTTAGGCTCTTCAATATCTTTTTTACTATCATACGTATTTTGATAATAAGATGTTTTCCAACCGTATTTATAAGTTGTTAACAAGTCTTGTGCCATAACAGATACAGGTACCTGATTGTCTTCGTAATTGTCTGGATTATATGACCAGTTACCTGATATAGCTTGATCAAAGTACTTTTGCATTACTGCAACTATATTTATATATCCCTCATTACTAGGCATATCCCATAATAAAGTATAAAAATTCTTTAATTTATTATATTCTGGTACTATCTGTTTCAATGTGCCTTTTTTACTTTTCTTAACTGATAAGTGGTCTCTAGGTGGTTCAATGCCGTTTGTTGCATTTGAAACCACACTAGAAGACTCGGAAGGCATTTGGGCTGATAGAGTACTATGTCTTAGCCCAAATTCTTTAATGTCTGCTCGTAATTTGTCCCATTTCATTGAAAGTTTACGAGATACTAATTCGTCTACTTCTTTTTTGTATGTGTCTATTGGTAATATGCCGTCTGCATATTTTGTTCTATGAAATAAGTCACACTGACCTTTTTCTTGTGCTATCTCATTACTAGATTTTAATAGATAATATTGAAATGCCTCTGATAGTTTATCTACTTCTTTCCAGGCACCTTTTTGTTCGTACTTATAACCTGTTTTTGCCAGATAGTGTGCAAGACCAATATAACCTACACCTAATGATCTTCTTGCTTTTGTAGATATCTCGGCCGCTTTTACTGGATATTTTTGATGGTCTATAATTTCTTCTAATGCTCTTACTGTAAGATCGCATAGTTCTTCCAGTTCATCTAGGTTGTTGATTTTACCTACGTTGATTGCTGATAGAATACACAATGCAATCTCTCCTGGACCGTCTATATGTTGTATAGGAGTGGTAGGGAGAGTGATTTCTTGACAAAGATTACTCATTGTAACAGTATCTTTAAATGAGGAGTGTGTATTACAGTGATCTATATTCATTATGTAAATACGACCTGTTTCTGCTCTTTCTTTTAAAAGGTCAAAGAATAAATCTTGTGCATTTATCTTTTTCTTATTAACACTTAATTTTCTTTCTGCTTTTAAATACAATTCATCAAATTCTGGTGTTCCCCATGCCTCATATAATTCAGGCACCTCGTGAGGAGAGAATAGTGTTATTTGTTCTTCATTAATAAATCTTTCATAGAATAATTTACTAATCTGTATTGAATAGTCTAACTTTCTAACTCTGTTATCTTCGGTACCTTTGTTGTTCTTTAAAACAATAATATCTTCTATCTCTTGGTGCCAAATAGGGAAGTGTACAGTTGCTGAGCCTCCTCTAACACCGTTTTGAGTGCAACACTTGACCGTTGCTTCAAATTTTTTGAGAAAAGGAATAACGCCTGTATGTTGTACTTCACCTCCTCTGATTCTTGCATTGATTCCACGTATTCGTCCTGCGTTGATTCCAATACCGGCTCTTTGTGCAACGTAATTTCCAATAGCCATGTCACTAGAGAAGATACTAGGTAAAGTATCGTCTGTATCAACAAGTACACAACTAGCATACTGCTTAATAGGAGTCCGAACACCAGCCATAACAGGTGTTGGTATATTAATTTTAAAATTGGATATCGAGTCATAATATTTCTTGACATAAGTCATTCTCCTTGCTTTATCGTAGTTTTGAAAAAGTGTGGCAGCTATCATCATATACATAAATTGAGGTGTTTCATAAATCTCACCACTTGATCTATCTTGTACAAGATACTTATCTATTACTTGTCTTAATCCTGCATATGTAAAGTTATTATCTCTTTCGTGAGTAATCCAGTTTTGCATTCTGCTAAAATCTTTTCTAGCATATTTTTTTAGGATATCTGGATCGTATACTCCTAATTTAACACATTTCTCTACGTGATCGTAAATATTTGGGTGATCCCATAGTCTACCAATAACTTGTTTTCTTAAACTAAACAATAGTAATCTGGCTGCCACGTATTGGTAGTTTGGATTGTCTAGTGAAATTAAATCTGAAGCAGACTTAATTAAAATTTGTTGTATATCGTTTGTAGTAATACCATCGTAGAATTGTAAACCACTGCTCATTTCTACTTGTGAAGCTGATACGCCTTTTATATCTTCACAGGCATACTCAACCATTTCATGTATCTTTTCTATGTTAAGTGGTTCTAAACCTCTACCACCTCTCTTTTCAACTTTAATGTTTATATCGTTTGTCATTTAATTTTTTTCCAGTGGTTAAGTTTGGTAAGAGCACTTAATTGTGAATAAGTGTTCTTGTCTATTATATCTTTAATTTGAAGTTTTGTCAAGCCACTAATTATCATGTCATTAATATCTTTTAGTGTTTGTTCTTCAGGCCATATAACGATGTTGAAATCATGTTCAATCATTTTATACATACGATTTATAATTTCTTTGTTTCTTGGCTCGTTGTCAAATATATAGGTTATTTTATTATTAGGTACTTTGTTTTTTAACTGTAAATCGGCGCCAGCAGCTGCGATACAATTGCTTACGAACAATGAGTCAAATGGACCCTCAACTATATATACATGATTTTGAAAATTTATACGTTCTAAACCAAAAACTTTTTGTTTGTTTTCGTTTAGTTTTATTGTTAAGTATTTAGGATTTTCTTTTCCTAATGCACGTCCTTGAAAGGCAAATAACTCACCAGTTGTATCATAAAAAGGAATAACAATTCTATGGTGATCATATTGAGTTTTATATGTATTTGGTTTAACTTTGTTTACTAGTTTTTGAAATTCCTCTGCATAATATAACTTGTCATAAAATTCTTCAGGTATCTTTCTCTTATTACAATACTCTTTTGCTATATGATCTTCAGGTAATTCTTTTATTGTTTTTAGTCCTTCTAATATATTAATTTTAAATACAGGTTTTTCAAACTGCCAATCTGGTTTCTTTGTAGATGGTGCTGACCCTTTATATCTTTCTAATAGATACTCTGTATATACTTTAGGGTCTATGAATTTTAAGAAGTTTGCAAAGTTTTGACCTTGACCACAATTATGACATTTAAAAAACATGTCATTTTTTACTCTATAGAAATAGGCTCTTGCTTTACTTTTAGATTTTTGAGAATCACCACAATGAGGACAACGGAAGTTAAACAGATAATCTGTCTTTTGTTTAAACTGTTGTAATCGGCCTGATAGTTGGTTGATGAATTTTAGATCAATATAAGACGACATAGTAAATATTACTATACACCATTTATATCAAATAGTCAAGCTTATTTGAGCGACTTTCCAGCGTAAAAAATAGCACCGAGGTTTCCTGCGCTTATTCACGGACCTACTTATTCTAGTCCTGGAGAAGCGAGTTTACTTGAAAAGAGAGAATAATGGTAACATACCTTTTTTAGATACCATCAAAATCGTAATAAATTCAACGGCTATGAAAGCACCTATGATAATCCACTTGTACTTTTCTAATAGACTAATTCTACCACGGAATTCGCCTTTTAGTTCAACTAACTCTTCCTTTATACGTTTTTCAGATTCCTCTATCTTATCGGAAAGTTCTTTTTCTATACTTACCGTCTCACTGGCTCTTATCTTTAGCTTAGAGAATATCACATCATCTATCTTTTCCTGGTGTTCAATCTTCTCCTCGTGTACGGCCAACATAGATTTAATATGTGTAGAAACATCTGTTAGTTTGTCAATAGCAGTATCAAGTCTATTTTGAATATTATTAACCTGCTTAACGTCTTTGGTTAATTCTGCTAATCGTACTTGAATTTCTGTATTATCACTCATCAACTATATTTATAATAGTTTCTGTTTTATCTGACTTTATATTTTGGGTACATGTCCATAATAAACACCAACATAAAAAAAACTTTATGAAGGTAAACGTTATCTTTTTTATCAGACAGCCTCCTAGATTAAGTTAATTGATACCTTATCCGCCTAATGGATTTTTATTCTGTATTTTTATTTCTTCAATCTCTAATTTAAATAATTGTAAAGTCTTCTCGTTGACACTAGCTTTAGTTTGTACTTCAGCAATTGCTTCTTTGTTTTTAGCAATACCTGATAGGTCAACTTTGCTATCTTCTACTTTTGATACTTTTTCTTTTAGTACTGCAATGTCTTCAGCGTTAACACCAATGCCTGATACATCTACTGTTTTACCTTGTGCAGCTTCTATCTGACTTAATCTTGTACTGATCTCGCCATACTTAACAAACCCACCACCAATCGCAGCCACGGCAGCAATTAGAGCGGCAACGCTAGCTAAGTTACTTTTTAATTTATCTATCATTTTATCCCTCTCTTAAAATTTTTAGTTCTAATAATAATTGTTTCTTTTCAATATCAATTCTATATAATTCACTTTGTTTAATTGATATCGGGTCGTTGTTTGTATATACATCTAAAGACTTATTTTTGTAAATCTGTTGTTGTTCTATATTTAGTTGATTAAAGAAGTCTGGATTACCATCATTTAACTTAACGGTATCTTGCATTTGTACCTTGTAAGATGACAGGTCAGCAGCGCCTGATTGTATACCTTTTAAAGTTACATATTGTACTGCTTTGACCTGGTCATCTACACTTTTTAATGTCTTCTCTAATTTAGCGATTATTCTTTTTACTTTTACATTTACGCTATCAACATTGTCATTCTCTTGTCTATCATCGCCAGTTGTCTCCTCATCCACAGCTTCCTCATTATTCGTCTCCTTCTCCGATCCTTCTGTTTCCGTATTTTCGTCCATAGTAGATTCCTCACTAGAAGTTTCTCCTTCTTCTTCAGTCTCCATTGATTCCTCACTATTATCCTCAGTTTTTGTATTTGTCTCGGTGTTGGCATTTGATGTCTCCGTTTCTTCTTCTTTGACTTCTTCCTGTTTGACGTTTTCTTCCTTATTTTCTTCTAATTCTTCGGTAGCTATTTCTTCTTCATTGGTGATCTCCTCTTCGGTTATTTCCGTTTCTATTATTTCTTCCTCCTTCATTGCTGTAGGTGGTAGTAGTTCTTCAAACTCTTCCTCAATAATATTGGTCATCTCCTCAAAAAATTCTTCCTCTGTTAAACTTTCTTCTATTAAAGCAGTTTCAAATTCTTCTATCAAATTTTCTTCTATTAATATTTCTTTAAAAGTTTCTTCAAATGCGATTGCTAATTCTTCTATTTGTATTTCTTCTATCTCTATTTCTTCTAATATAGGTGTGTTAAATTGTAATTCTTCTAGTTGTTCAAAGTTAACGTCTTCCATATTCTCAAACAAATTTTCTAATTCTTCTTGTGCTAATTCTAGTTGTTCGTTTGTATCTTCTAATTGTTCCTCTGTTTCTTCACTAATAGGTGTATATGCTATATCTAATATTGTGGCAGTTAAACTTGCACCTACTAGGTTAGGACCTACTGCACCTGTAGCACTAGGATTGTTACCATCTACACCTTTCCATTCCCAATCCCATTTTCTTGAGCCTGTGATTGTAGAGGTTACTGAATCTGTATATGTGTGGGTGTCTGATCTATAACCAGCGTCATTGTTTCTGGTAAGACTAGTTACAGAAAGAACATTGTTGTTACTATCTAATATTTTAATTGTAGTTGTATATGAATCTCTACCATTAGTTGCTTGACCACATCTATATGAAGATCCTGCCCACTCACAGTTTTGTATTTCGGTAGTTGCATTTAAGGTTACACCACCATCTAAAGATGTTTCTGTTGTTGTAAATGAATTGCCTGATTCTGTTGTAGTTGTAATATCAACAAGTGTTCCTGAAGCAGATACAGTACCAGTACCGTTTGCCTCTAGTTCGTTATAGCTAGATGAGTAATCGGTAATACCGTCAAGTGTAAAACCAGTAGATGAATCTATACCATCTATTGTACTATTTGGGTTTTGTACATTTGTGTTTACACCATCACCTGCGTTAGGTAATAGATTACCAGATGTTGCTGTTTCAGCCTTACTTACTTTTATCTGAAAAGTCGTAAGGATTAAGACTGTGCATAAAATTATAAAACTTAATCGTTGCATATATTATTAATCCTGTAAATAGTATAAAACTTAACATTGTTACCTCGGTCCATTATCTGCGTTAACAGTTTTCTTTTGTTTTTTGATACCTTTTAGTTCATTCATTTCGTCTATCAATTTTTGTTTCTCAGCAGTTATTTTATCTAATTCATTTGCTTGTGCTGTAATCACTTCAGCGTTCTTAGCCATTTCTTTTTCCCACTTCTTATTGATTTTCTTAATAACTTTCAGGTCTGCTACGTAACGTTCATAATCTGGTCTTAATTTATCGTATTTTTTCCATTGTGATAATGCTTCGTTACCTATCTTACCTTCAAATGGGCAAGGTGTTCCTGATTGTAACATTGCGTGGAAAACTCTTTCGTCTTGGCATAGTATTGATACAGCGGCCACTTTCATGCCTAAATCATTTAATACTTTACTTAACTTAATTCTTTCACAGTTCTCATCTGTTCTATATGTACCTGCTGATATGCCGATACCGAATTTTGATATACCACCTGATATGCCTACTACACAAAGATCCTGTGACATTGCTGACATTGATGGAGCTGATGCTGAATTTACAACTCTACTGTCGCCTGAATATGCGTTTGTAGTATTTGTTGTAGTTGAATTTGATGATGATCCGTTTTCGTATGTGGTTGTTGCTTCTTGTGAATACCCACCGGATATAGTGGTATTACTTCCACTCGTATTTGTTTGAGAGTTTGTTGTCGCTCCAGAGTTTGTTGTGTCAGCCCAAATAGGCGTTGCGCCTACAATTATAAAGAATAACAAAAAGACTAGTAATCTTTTCATTTTAATTCCTTTTTTTATTATACTAATAGTTTGGTGGACTCCCAAACAGAGCTAGCGCTACCATTAGTATAATCAATATGGCTGTGAATCTGTAATCCATCCTGGCTATCTCCATGTTTGTATAAATCCCTCATTTGTTTATATAGGTATTTATAAAAAAAGGACCTGAATTGGATCAATTTTTATTGATTGGGAAACTTGACTAATACTGTCTGTGTATATGTTTTCTCAATGCTCTGACAAGTTCCTCTATTTTATCTATAACAGAAATAAGACCTGGGTCAGTTACGTATTTGCCTTGATTAGCTACTTGATCTTTAAGTCTGTCGTAATCTCTTAAAGGTATTGAGACCATTGATTGTTCGTTCTCGTAGGTCTTGTCGTGTTCATGTGTGTCTGGATTGTTTATATCGCTCATAATTATTCACCTTTTTTATATTGTTAATTATTTATTCGTAAACTTTTTTTCTTTCATATGCTTGTTCATGTCTGCCTGTAATCTCTAGTATCTCCCACTCGCCATTTTCTAATACTCTTACTTTAGCATTTACTTTATCACAAGTCATATTATATATGCCTTCTTTATCTTTACTTTCTTTGTATTTTCTTTCTGCTTCTCTTTTATTTTTTAAGCAGTCCATTAAGTTCTCACTTGCAACATGGTCAACTAATACTCTTGTTCCATCTTCGGATATTTCAAAGATACATACTGCGAATACAACACCATCCTCTGGTGTAGATGAAGACTCTTTGTGTTCTTCTTTCATATAAGTTTTGTGTGTATGTTTCTTTTCAATAGGACAAACTTGATGGCCATCATCACCACAACCAGTACAATCTGCTTGTGCGTTTAGACCAAATGTAATTAATACTAGAAATAAAAATGCAATTAAATAATTCATTAGTCTAAAATTTTAAGTAATCTAATACCGTATTTTGCTTGTTTGTCAACTTGTAATAATCCTTTTACAGACTTACAAGCGAATATAACTCTTTCGCCACCTACTTCTCTACTTGCTACTCTTTTAGATTTTAAGCATTGACTTATATTTTCTTTATATACCCATTCAATTAATTTACCATTAAGTGTTAGAGTTAATGCAACTACACCACTTTTTTCATACTTTTCTCCACCAGTATAAAGCTTGGCTGCTAAAACTGGTACACATAATAACGTAAAAAATATTATTAATAATTTTCTCATTGTTGTGTTTTACCATTTCCGTTTTGATAGATAATATTTCTATTACTATCTTTTAATTTTTCTACATCTTCTCGTAAAATTTTTACGTCTTCTTGTAACCTTTTTATATTAACACCATTGTTCATCATATTTTCCATTTGTGATTGAATGGTTTCCAATTGACCTGCGATATGCTCAATCAACATAAATTGTTCCGAGTCAGCAGGTGGTGAACCTAATTCACCTCTTGGCCATTTAATTCTAAACTCATTGTTCTTTTCAATATCTGATCCTAATGTAGTTGTTACTTGTTGTAAATCTTTTTCAGCTAGTGTGCTTTTAGTTTCCAACATGGTAATACGTTCTAAAACTCCGAAATAAGCCCACACTCCTACAGCGACGGCGGCCACTATGGATAATAAATTCCTCATTGGCATGCTTATAGCAGTGTTGTCTGATATGTCTAGTCTATTTTTCATCTGTTTTTGGTTCGTAATACTCTTTATATTTATCCAGTAATTCGTTGGTTAGTGCTAATTGGTTACGGATTTGTGCAAAGTTCTTTGCTAGCAGTTCAAAATCTTTATCTGTAAGTCCCCATAGAACAGGATCTATGCCTTGTTCCTCTAGCTTTTTAAACACTTCATCTGCATTTTCCGAAGTGATTATAATCCATCTTAAATTTTCCAATTCAAGTGGTGTCGGGGTGTTCAAATTGAGTTTTTCTCTAGCTACTTCTTCTTTAAATATGCTTAATTTCTTTACGCTACTACAACTAGTAAGGAATATACCAATTAAAATAATGCTAATTACTTGTACGATTTTCATAATATTTTTTCATTCCTATTTTTGTAGCTTCTGATATTCTTTTCCTAGTTTCTTCACTTCTAGGTACACCTTTTCTTGTTGACTTTTGTAAACCTTTTTTGCCTTTGTTCCAAGGTGTAAATCCTTTTTTAAATCCTAATTCAGGACATTTTAAACCTTTATTCCAAATTTTAGTTCCAAAGATGTTATGCACCTTTTTAGCAGTAGACTCATCAAAGTTATCTACTATATACTTTTGAGTTGATTTAATATCTAAAATCTTGTCTAATTTTTCTGTTTTAATACGGTACATAATTTGGATTTGCTATTGAAGGACACTCTGAATTAATTTCAGACTTCTTCGTAGCATTCTTTTCTTCCTCTGTTAGAGGTGATCCACTTGCGATCTCAATACATCTTGTAGCAAGTGCTGAAGCACCATTTGTTATTCTTTCAATAGACTTTGTTTTAGCTATGGCTAATTTACCAACGTCTCTATTCTTTTTATTAAACCTTTTATCAAGGTCTTCTAAATCTTTTTTTAATACGTTTACTAACTCATTCATCTTATTGTTAGCGTCTAGTATTTCTTGAAAATCTTTTTTTTGACTTTCAATTAAATTCTTTTGATCAGCAATTGCTGATTCCATTTTGATAGCATTACCTTTTAAGATAGCGTTATCTTTTTGTAACTTCATAACATAGGCACCAGCGCCCAAAAGGGCGCTTAGTATTATGCCTATAAAAAATAATCTAATTCCCATGGATTATCAATCAGTCTTTTTTCCAAATTGCCCATACTCCGTATGCAATAGCAGCCCAAGCTGCCATTTTAGCAAATGGTCCTGCAAATAGAACAACAAGTCCCATTGCAATTAAAGCACCACCATGTAATGATGATAACTCTTTACATCTTCCTTTTATCCAATTCATGTGTTTTCTCCCTTTTTTTATAGTGTCGTTTTTAAAATCTTGATATTTCATTTATATCCTTATTTTATTTTTGCGTTCACCTTTCGGTGTTTGTTCCAAGCTACAAAACCAAAACCTCTTAATACCCAATAAGTTAAATAGTTTAGTAGATGAAATCCGTTAACCTCTATATTAATGTCTCTGAATATTCTATCTGCTTCTGCTTTGTCTAATAATGTTATTGCACCTTTACTAGTACCTTGCTGTCTTAAAGCAGTATACTTGTAGGCATAATCATGTACTAAACCACCAATAAGTAAAACACCTATTGGAGATAAAAACGAGGCTAAAAATTTTGGTACACTTGCACCATCAAATATAAAACCTTTCGGTATAACATATTTTGTTCCGTCTAGTTCATATTTAAAATCTTCGGCTAATTCCCATGTTCTTACACTTAATAACCATAATAATATACCACCCCAAAAACCTTTTGATTTAGTTGGTATTAATATAGGTTTCATATGTGGCATTTCATCATATTTAAATCTTCTATCTCTGCCTTTTAAATGTATTCTGTCTGACCAGTTGATAATTGCACCAATTAAAATTAGTGATATCAATACAGTCCACATCCAGAATTTTGTTGCTAGCTGTATTGCTAAATCTATATATTCCATTTTTCTCCTTATTTTTTTAAGATACCTTCTTTAACTAGGTAATTGTGTAGTGCTGTGCCTTCTTGTTTTTTCATACTGGCCATTGGTCTAAAATTTCCTAGACCTGGTCCTCTTTGACCACCTATAGACCCACCTACATATTCTTTTTTATGACCCCAACCTTTTTTCTTTAATGCTAAATGGTCAGCTTCTTTGTTTGCCATTTTACCCTCGCCAGTTTTAGGATCATACATCATGTGTGGTTTAAAACTACCTGATATTTGTCCGGTAAAATATTCTTTAAATGATTTTAAATTTTTAAGCATTGTATTTGTCTCTAAATGTTTTGTATTCTGGTTCTTGTTCTTCAACAATCTCCGTAGGTGTTTCTGTCATTTCATCTATCTTAATTTCTATACTATCAATTTTATCTAGTACACCTTTTAATACTACATTATTATTGTCATCACTTTCTTTAATTTTTGCTGATAAAGGCACAACAGAACCAACATATCCTTTTGCTGTAGCTAAGTTATCCCTTTTATATTTGTTATGTGATTTTGTTAAAGCATGTACTGTATTGTCATCACCTGTACCTGCAACGGCCGTACCTGTGGCGTTAGTTGGAGCGTCTTCGTCCATCTTATTGATGAGTTCATCCATCATTGCTTTATAATGTTTTGTCATAATCGTACTCGCTTATTAATTCTCCGTTTTGTTCAAACACGTCAACACCAAAACAATTCATAATTGGCGTCTCCTGTATGTCTGGTATATTTATATTTTCCGATAACATAGAATCATACTGATCTGTTCGTTTTAAGTATGTGACCACAGCGGCTTCTATTACCAATTGGTGTTTTTTAGCCTCTTTATTTTCTTTAAATAAAAGAGCGGCTGCAACTGCAAAAGAACCTAAAGCACCTCTAATTCCTGCTTTGGCTAGTAGTCTTTTTAGATTAAATACGAATCTATGAAGTAAAGTATATGCTCTCTTTTCTTTTGGACTTGTGATAGTTCTAAACTTTCTTAATACAGTACCTTTGTCGTCAATGATACCATATTTAAAAGCGTCTTGCTTTTTAAATGGTGTTGATAACATCTTGACAATTCTATATGTTATTAATAAATCTACACCTCTATTCATTATAGTTCCTCTAATAGTCTTTGTATTTCAGAATCTCTTTCAATACTTTTTAACTCGTGTGGATATAAGTATTCAAGGTACTCTAAAAACGATTTCAATATTCCCCAATATTTACTATCTATTTTAAACAGTAATAGTGAAACGGCACATTCAACTCCGAATACGTTTTGTAATACTATCAAGTGATTAACTACTAATCTAACTTTTAGTTTACCTGTTACACTATACTTACGAAATAACCTTTTTAGATATCTTATTCTTTTAATATCTTCATAGAATTCCTTCTCGTCTTCTAGAGTAGGATTATCATAATTATGCTGTGCAAAAAGCAACCAGTTTTCTTTGGTTATTTCTTTGAACATTATAGCCTATACTAATTTAGCGTAGACTTTTGATGTTCCTGTTTTTAATGTTTCGTACTTAACCTCTAGTTTAAGGCCACCCTCTTTTCTGTGAGATATACCATCATCATTAATATCAGAACCATCTATGTCCTTACCAAATCTTCCACCATTAGCCGTAACTTCACAATTAACTGTTCCACTATCACCGTCCATAGCACAAGGACTAACTTGTAATCCTATTTGTGACAGTTTAGTTCTTAACTCGTCAATTGCAAAACCTGGTTTAATGTATTCTCTTTCGCCTATTGATCCCACAAAAGCATTTACTCTTTTTAAAACTTCAGGATCATGTATATTGTGAACACCAATGCTACCATCTTCAACTGAATTTGAAGTAGCAACACCTACTTGGCCACCATTATACTCATGTTCGTTTAAGTACTTCTTAAATGTTTTCATCTTCTTTAGTTTCCTTTTTTTCTGTTTCTTCGGTCGGTTGTTTAACAGGTTTTTTGCCTGCTAAACAATCTTCCTCAAAGTCTTTTAAATCTTCTTCTTTTATGAATGATTTAAATTTTTTCATTTGTTTGTTCGTTTACCTTATTTAAAAGATTGTCTGTTTGTTGTATAGCACCATTGATTGCATTTAAATTTGCTTTCATAGTACCTACATTTAACTCAACACTCTTAATTTTAGAGGCAAGATCATTAAACTCTTTTGTTAACTTCTCTTTTTCCTCTAGTAATAATTTTTCATCAATTACCATTATATACTCCTATTATATATTAAGCTACTACGT